ATAGTAAATCGCAACAGATTGCTTCGGATAGAGAATGGTCTAGTACACTTTCTATTTGAAGATAACGCTAAATGGAGAACATAAATGGCATTAAAATTTAATCAAGCACAGGGGAGTGCAAAAAAATCCTCAATCGACCAGTACACTTACAAAGAAGGAGATAACATCTTCAGACTAGTAGGAGACATACTTCCAAGGTATGTTTACTGGATTAAAGGTGAGAACGGCAAAAATATTCCTATGGAATGTCTTGCTTTCGACCGTAACACAGAAACATTTAATAACAAGGAAACAGACCATGTAAGGTCTTTCTTCCCTGATTTAAAATGTGGTTGGGCATATGCAATTCAAGCTATTGACCCAACTGATGGCAATGTAAAAGTTGTCAATCTAAAGAAAAAACTAATGGAACAAATCATGGTTGCCGCAGAAGATTTAGGCGACCCAACCGACCCTGAGACTGGGTGGGACGTTTGTTTCCAAAGAGTTAAGACTGGACCTATGGCATTTAATGTCGAGTACAGACTACAAGCACTTAAGTGCAAACCAAGACCTTTAACAGACGCAGAGCAGGAAGCAGTTGCAGAACTACGTTCTATGGACGATGTACTAGCAAGACCTACACCTGACGCACAGTTAGAACTTTTACAAAGAGTAACGCAACCTGCTGGTTCAGAAGCACCATCAGAAGTTGACTCAGAATTTAGCATTAGTTAAGGAGAGAAAAATGGATTATTCAATAGGAGACGTATTCCCCGAGTTTACAACAGCAGCATGTGATATTGATAACACGCTTATCGATATAGATGTACTGCAAGAAAACATGTGGACTGTAATTTATTTTTATCCAAAAGACTTTACATTCATTTGCCCAACAGAAATAGCCGATATGGATAAACTGCTGGGCGATGCTGATGTTTTAGGATTCAGTCCTGATAATGAATTTTGTAAATTGGCTTGGAAAGAAAGCAACGATATTATCAAAGACATTCAACACCCTTTGTGTTGTGATGCTGGTAGTGAACTTGCAAAAGAGTTAGGTGTCTATAATGAGAAAGAAGGAGTTCCTTACAGAGCTACTTTTATTCTTGATGAAGAACATGTAATTCAACACTACTCAGTCAACGCGCTTGACACAGGTAGAAACGCTGAAGAAATACTAAGAACACTGCATGCTTTAAAAACTGGTGGACTTACAGGTTGCGCATGGCAGCCAGGAGACGATTTCGTAGCGTGATATTATTTACAGCAGACTGGCATATTAAATTAGGTCAGAAGAATGTACCAATGGCATGGGCATGTACTAGATATAAGTTGTTTTTCGAAGCTATTCATGAGCTAGAGAAAGATGAAGATATTAGTATGCACATTATTGGTGGAGACTTATTTGACCGTGTTCCTTCTATGGACGAGATTACACTTTACTTTGATTTTATCAAAGATGTAACCATACCTACTATCATTTATGATGGTAACCATGAAGCAACAAAGAAGCACAAAACTTTCTTTAGTAACTTAAAGAGAGCAACGTCTGATGTAAACCCACTAGTTGAGATTATAGATACAACCACAGAGTATATCTGGGGAACTATATTACCTTATGCAGATTTGCATAGAAAAGGTTCTATAGAGTTCTGTAATACCAACAAACCTTTGTATACACATGTTAGAGGTGAAATACCTCCTCATGTAACTCCAGAGGTTGACTTGGAAAGATTCAATGACTTTCCTGTAGTATACGCGGGTGACCTACATAGCCACTCCAATACGCAGAGAAACATTGTATATCCAGGTAGTCCTATGACTACGTCTTTTCACAGAGATGTAGTCAAGACGGGCTATCTTCTAATTGATGAAGAAGATGATTCTTGGCATTGGGAACAGTTTGACTTACCCCAACTACTAAGAAGAACAGTAGAAAGTGAAGATGAAATGATTGCAACAGATTTTCACCATACTATCTACGAGATAGAGGGCGATGTAGCTGATTTAGCTAACATCAAGAACTCTGAGTTGCTTGACAAGAAAGTAGTAAAACGAAACACTGAAGCTACACTTAATCTTAAAGAGATGTCAATGGAAGAAGAACTGGTAGAGTACTTAAGTGCTATACTTAATTTAAATGATGAAAAAATTAAATCAATAATGGGAGTGTTTAATGATTATTCTAAAAACGCTACGCTGGGATAACTGTTTCAGCTATGGCGAAAATAATACTCTTGACCTTAATGACAGCAATCTCACCCAACTTGTTGGTACAAACGGAATGGGTAAGTCTTCCATTCCGCTTATTATCGAGGAAGTCCTATTCAATAAGAATAGTAAAGGGC